GATGCTGAATTAGCCGCGCTCACCGACAAAATACAAAAACTAGGCAGCGTAACAGAGCGCAGCGCGGATGGTATGCGTCGCACTGGTGATGCCGGTAAATCTATGGGCGGTGGTGTATCGTCTGCCTCCGGCGCGATGGGTGGGCTAATTGCTGCGGCTAAAGGGCTAATTGGCGTTGGGCTTGTAAAAGCGTTTGCAGAGATCACAGCGCAATCTCAAAACCTTAACAGGATGCTCGCCGGATTATTTGGCGGCACAAAACAAGCTGCGCAACAATTCGAGTTTACTTCTACGCTGGCAAAACGATTAGGCGTAGAGGTTTATTCGCTGACAGACGCGTATGTAAAACTCGCAGCGGCAACACGCGGCACTTCGCTAGAGGGCGAAAAAACTCAAAAAATCTTTGCATCGTTCGCTACGGCGATGGCATCAATGGGTGCTGGCACTGGCGAGATCGGCGATGCGATGGTGCAGTTGTCGCAGGGCGTTAGCAAAGGCCGTTTTGATCTGCAAGATGTCAAGTCGATAATGGAAAAAATCCCAGGCTCTGCAAACATATTTGCGGAGAGTTTGGGGCGAACGACAAAAGAATTTTACGACATGATTTCTGCCGGTCAGTTGGGTCGCGCAGAAATTGAAAAAATGGCGGCTGGGCTGGAAAAGGTTTACGGCTCGGATACAAAAATCACCGGCTTATCGCAAAGCTGGAATAATTTTGTTACCACGCTGAAATCGTCTGCAAACGGATTAGGAGAGGCGACAAACGCTGGCGGATTTATGTCTGCCACCGTTGATGTGTTATCAAAAACGGTGGAGGGGGTCGGTGTTGCGTTTACCGTTGCGGCGAAAGGCACAAGCGCGTGGGGCAAGGCGTTAGGCGCTCAGATAGCCTTGATGCAATCTGGCGACTGGCAGGGATTCAAGCAAAACATTGCAGACATTGGTGATGAGTTTACAAACTCCGCAGGAAAAATGGCGCGTAGTTTTTTTGGGATCAAAACTGGCGCGGATGATTTGGCGGCTTCGCAAGAAAAGGCAAAAACTGTTTCTGCTGAATTTTCATCGGCTGTACTAGATGCGGCGGCGACTTACACCAAAGCGGCAACGGCTTCGGCTGCTGTTGTCGAGTCCACAAAAAACATGGGCGATGCGAGCATTTCTGCCGCGCAAGCGAATCTACAGCAGGCACAATCTGTCGGGCAGCTCAGTGATGTTTTGGCAGCGAAAAAAGGGGTTGAAGATGCGTCAGTTGCGGCGGCGGAAAAAAACGCACAAGCGGCGAAAGATCAACTGGCTTTATCGCAACAAAGAGCGGCTGCTATTAGCGCGGAGATAGAGCGGCTGAATGCGCTGACGGCTGCAAACGCGTCAGAAGATCAGGCAAGAGCCGAGTCAATTATTAAATTGCAGGAAGAACAGCGGGAGCTAGATAAGTTAATCCCTAAACAGCTACTACAATCGCAAAACGCACAAACACTTGCCGCGTTGCAGCGAGATCAGGCGATGGCTTCTGCCGTTTCGTCTGCCGCATTGTTGCAGCAATCGGTAAACATTGACGCGCTAAACCAAAAACACGCACAGACAATTCAGTGGCTAAATCTGTTGCAGACCGCACAGACAAACAAAGCCGCTGCTGACGCGCAGTGGGTTGCGCTAAATACTCAATTGATCGAGTTGGAGCAGCAAAAAGCCAGCATGGTTGGTGCGTCTGCAGAGGAAACGGCGGCATACAATGAGCGCGTAGCAGAAACTCAGGCGCGCATGGCAGAGCTTGAGGCGGCAATGGCTGGCGGCGTTGCGGCAACGGATGCGATTGCAAAAGTTACCGATGCGGCTAAGTTATCTACAGAGCAGCTAAACACGGCTTTGCAGCAGCGCATACAAGCGCAATCACAGCTAGACCAACTGAGTCAAATGCAATTCGAGCTGGAAAACAAAAATCTGGATTTGAAACAAATCGAGTTAAAAAGACGGCTTGATGTTGCCAAAGCGCGTGGCAATGAAGCCGAGGCACAGCGGATACAAAACGAACTGTACAAACTGGAAATTGAGCGTGTGAAAGCTGCCGCTGTTGCGAAGCAAGGCGAGATTAGATCACTGACAGAAAAGCTAAAACTTTCGCAAATGCAAGCGGAAGCGGATGGGAAGATCACAGAGGAAGAGCGTCGACAAATTGCCATTGCACAGCAAAAAATAGCCATTGCTAACGCAGAGAAACAGGCATTTGACGCAACGGCAAAAGCGAAGCAAGAAGTGCTGTATGCAACGCAAAATGCAGTGCAGGCTGAGCGCAGTCACGCGCAGGCGGCGAATACAACAACACAGGCTATACAGGGGCAGGCTACCGCCAAACGCGCTGTAGTCGCTGCTGACAATGCCGGTAGTGGTGGTGGCGGCGGTGGCGCGGCTGGGACAGCGATGCAGTTGGCGCGGGATGACAGCAAGTACAAAACGCAAGAAGCCAAGGACGCGATGCGCGAGTTCCTGATGCAGGATCGCAAGATTAGCGGCATGTCTACAGATACAGATGCTATGGTGCGCTACGGCAAGGCAATTGAAGATGCAGCGCAGTTTGCGGAAGATAATGCGTTAAAAGCAAAAGCGCAGGAAGCGAGAAAGCAAAAAGACGCAGAACGAGAATCGGCGATTGCCGCACTGAAAGAAAAAGCGAAAGCGTCAGAAACGCAAGCACCGTCAAAAATTGTGCGTTTTGAGTTATCATCGCCAGATGGGAAAAAATTCGCTGTGGATGCGGTTGGCGGCTCAGAAAATCAATTAGAGCAATGGTTAAATAGCATTGCGCAGAGCAAAATGGCGGCACAATGATTTCGTTAAGTGACGGCGTGACAACAGTAGAACTACCCGAAGGGTTAAATTGGGTTGATGAACACTCGTGGCAAGCGGTCGGCTCAAGTTTCACGCGTGGGCTTACTGGCAAGCCGATCATACAAGTGCAAGCGGCAAACAAAGGCAGACCGATAACACTGGAACCGTATGATTTAAGCGCGGCGTGGTGGACGCGTTCAGAGTTGTCTGCGTTGGATACATGGATAAACAATCCTGATCAGGTGTTGACGCTGGTTTTTATGTCGCAAACATTTTCTGTGCGGTTTCGTCATTACGAGCCACCGGCGGTATCAGCTAAGCCGATCATGTTTTATAGTGATCCTGTTGCGTCAAACATCATCCAGCCAACCATTAAATTAGTGACGGTGTAGAAATTATGGCAATCGAAAGCGGGAATATCTTTTTTGTTGAATCTCAGGTTATGGACGATGTGCCAGAGGGCGGCGGCGCTGCTACTGGCAATCAGATAATCGACGGGCAAATGAACAATGTTTTCCCTGATATTTCGGACACGGATAGAGCGTATGGGCGTTTGAATCTGCGCAAAATGTTTTTGTCTGTTTACACAGCGGATGTTGACACTTTTGGCGGTGCAAAAACTGTAGTGACTGCATTGCCTACCGATGATTCGCTTGCTTATACATTATTCGACACTGGCGAGCCGTTTGATACGCGTGACGATGCTGCGGATAAGGTCGAGGCGTATTTGTACAAATCGACAACATGGCAGGGATACCTGAACGAAAATCATATTGCCGGAATGACGGCAATTAGCGTGATTCAGAAAGTGGGAAGCGCATTGCCGCCAATCGGGAAAACGCTTTGCCTTGTGCAAAACGAAGGGCTTGTTAATGAAATTGAGCAATATGTGCGCGTCATTGATGTGTCTAGCGTAGAGACTGAGTTTTCTGACGGCGGCGACAAAACATATACGCGCATGATTGTCACGATGACGCTATCGGATGCGTTGCGGTTTGATTTTAACGGTCACACGGTTAGCAAAAATGATTCCGAGTACAACTACACAAACAAAACGCGCATTCGTGACACGCGCGTGGCAAACGCTACCAAATACTACGCCGCACAACCTCTAGCTGTTGCGGGTGATGTTGGCGATTTGACGATCAAAGCCGCGAGCATGTTTACGCAATTAGTCCCCAGCGCGCAGACAGAAACGCCGCTCGTGAATAAAACGCTTTCGCCAACGATTGCCGCGATGCAGGCAACGCGGTCGACTA